CAAGATTTTCAATCTCCTGTGCAAAACGAGTAGGACAGAAAAACTTACTTTCCAGTACCTTTTCTAATTCATTCTCCATTCTCTGTCCCAGTATTGTGATGTACAAATTCCTTAATATAACGAACTAATAACTTAATATAATCCCCTTTGTTTCTTTTGTCAAATACCTTGACTTCTCCGCCAGGAGTTACCATGATAGTGATAAGTTTTACAACGGGAATTTTAGTCAATTCGTAATAGGCAGAAGCATAGAACATCTCCTGCACGAAGTAGTTTTCTAACCACTTTTCGGGTTTGATTTTACCAGATGTCTTAAAGTCTATAACTGCAAGTTCGCCTTCATATTCTGCGATACAATCAACTCTACCTGCTAATCCCAGGTATTCTGAGTACAGAGTTCTCTCAATCGCATGAATATTATTTATCTTATCAAGATATTCCTTCGCATGAAGAAACATATATTTGCTTGCTGGTTGGTAATTATTCCAATCCAGTTCCTTATTTTCCAAATAATCTTGACAGACTTGGTGATAGTCAGTACCCCGCGCAGTCGCAATACGAGTAATCTTATTTGCTTCTTCAATTCCTACACGTTTTCGCCAATCAACAAAGATTTGACGATTATAGAAACTTGTGACAGAAGTAATCGAAGGCACCCACTGTCCATCAGGAAGATTATACAGTCGGATACCATTCGTTTCTTTCTTTTCTAACTCAAGCTCACCCAGATAATTATGATGAATAAAACTCATAGATTACATTCCATTTTTGCGACAATATATTCTTTCACAAATCCAGAACGAACAATATCTGCCACTCCAAATTCAATAATATCAACAGAAGGCATTACACGAAGAACTTTCATAAAATCAATAATACCATTCTTCTCAGCAGATTTGACAAGATCAGATTGAGTAGCATCACCACAGAACATAATCTTGGAATTCTCACCAACTCGTGTAATTATACTATCAAGTTCATGAAAATTCAAGTTTTGGAATTCATCAACAATAATAATTGAATTATCAAGAGTTGTTCCACGAATGAATGAAGTACTCCAGAAACTAATTGTTCCTTGAGTTTTGAGATTGCCATAAAGCATTTCAAAGTCTGCTTCGGTTGGCAACTCAAACATATACTTCACCATATTCTTATAGGGAATTTGATAAAGAGAGGACTTATCTTCATGGTCGCCAGGAAGAAAACCGATTTCACGAGTTGCAACCAAAGAACGAACAATATAAATTTTTTCATATGGAGTTCTTTCGTCTAAAACATCCTGAAGAGCATTATAAAGTGTGATGAACGTTTTACCTGTACCTGCACATCCATAAGCAACGATGTTTTGATTTGCTTCATATGCCTCATACATCTTTTTTTGATTTTCTGTGAGAGGTTCTAGCTCTCTCATGATATCAAGGTTGAGGGGTTTCTTTCGCTTCATCTGCTTTGCAGTGATTCCAACTCCGATAGGTTGATCGGAGGTTCTTTTTCTTCTTGCCATGATTATCAGATTGGTTTTACTTTTGAACCAGGCATTTTTGATGCACGGTGAAGAACATCATTCCATCCTGGATGTGATTTTTTAAGTCGGTCATAAATCTCACCCACTTCCCCAGATCCTGGACAAGTAGATGGATCGGACCAGTCTCTATCCCAATCCAAATTATCCTTTTTCCATTGATCCCAATCGTGAACACTCAGAACCACTTCTTTTTGTTCACCAGTCTTAGCATTAATAACAGGATATGTTGCCATTTATTAAAATAATATGTAAGTTTATTTATTCGAGGGTGATAGAAGGAGCATCCATACATTCCGCACATCCTTCACGAGTCCATTCAAGAGCAGCAGATACAGCAGGAAACTGGCAAGTAAAGATGCAACGAACTGCTTCAGCAATATTCATATGTTCCTTCTGTGTTCCGTGTGCGGAACGCAAATCGATATAGTGTATCCATGACCTTACTGAGCCCGTCATATAGAGGCGTGTGGGCGTTGCTAAGGGCAATACGAACCTTGCACACTCCTTTGCAACTCCCTCTTCTAGAAGGCGATTGTAGAGACTCTGGGAAGCAGCAAAGTGATCCTCTATCTTTGAGTAGAGTCGTATCGTAACATCTGCTGGAAGGTCATCTGTGGAGTTCTGACGGTTCTTTGTGTCCTGTCTACGAAGTTCAGGAAGAGGAATCTTAGAAGTCAGCAGATTTGTGTCCGCATAACGTTGACTGAATTCTTGAAATGTGAAGCTCCTATGCCTCAAAATCTGTGCAGCAATACCACGAGTCGTATTAATCTCCACCGTCATACTTGCCTGCTCAAAAATAGACCAGTGCTGATGCTTAATGCAATACTTAAGTAGTCCAGAGAAGTTATCGTTCTCTTGGTTGTTTGGATTACTCACACGAGCACAGTAAGCCATGTGCTTCTCTGCATCTGGAGTAACGCTAATCAGTTTAACTTCTGGTTCCATATTATTCATCGTCATCGTCATAAAATACTTCGTCGTAGTCAGTAAAGGATTGTGTAATTTGTTCGTATTGTAGAGGGTTTGCCTCAGGATAAACTTCTGTCTTAAGTTCATCAAGAAGCATCTCTAGATTACTAATAAGCAATTTGAGTTTTTCTTTGTTCATAAAGTATGAAATGTTTCTATCATTTTACATAAAAAAAAGAGGGGTGTCAACCCCTCAGCTATTAACGCATTGCCATTGCAAGTTTTGCTTGATGCTTACGTTGTTCTTTTTCTTTTTGTTGCTTGATTAAAATAAGTTGCCAGTTATTTTTAGTTTTCATTTTTTCTCAACCTCCTTAACAAACTTTACACCACGATATTGGGCATCATATTGTTGAGGTTGTTGTTGCGTTTGCTCTTGCTTACGCATTTCAGTGTCATAAGGGACACCTCGATAAACTACTTGTGACATTAGGTTTTCTCCTTAGGGGTTTAGGTTAAAGAGCGTTCCTTCAGTCGGCGGTTGCGTCTATTTTACACTCTTTGGGTGCAATCTTTTTGATTTCCCAAATCAATTCATTGCGAATTTGTGGAGGTAAATTTACCTCCATTACTCTTCCAATAACCAATTGTGCCTGAAGGCAGTTAAGTAAGAGTGTTTCCATAGATGAACGATCCGTTCCTCGTCGGCTTACTTCCGTCCCGTATGGGATGAACGTAGAGGTATTATAACCTCATCTCGGATATTTAGTCAACTACTTTTGTATAATAGACTACCGTTCTATGTAACTTAACGTGTGATTTGTTGCAAAAAGTTGCTCAATGATTATATCACAACCAATCTTGGGATTGCAATCTCCGCAGGTATAAACATCTACTGCTGCCCTACCTTCCTCAGGCCAAGTATGAATTGAAATGTGACTTTCAGAAAGCAAACAAATAACAGTAACTCCCTGTGGTTCAAACTTCTTAGAGATAGTCTGAATGACAGTAGCACCGCTTGCAATTGCTGCGTTTTCCAGTAGGTCTATAAGACAACGTTCTTCATCCAAAAGGACAAACGAACATCCATACAAGTTAAGTAAATAGTGCTTTCCCATTAGTCTATAGGATACTCCTCTGCTTCTTTAAGTAGTGAACTCACCAGTTCTTCTGTACCGTCAATTGTTTTGACAGCAAAAAGAGGAGACTTCATGTATTTTTTAATCTTCTTATATTTCTTTAATAACTTTTTAACTTCGTCTTTTTTTACAGGCAAATCAAATTCTACCTTATCAAATCCTTCACTCATTTTCTTTTTTTTGCCTCCTTAGGTTTGTACCCCCAAACTCTAGGGTTTGTTCTTCCATAACCAAAATCAATTTTCTTGACTGCACCTACACCATATTTGTCATAGTACATATCAAAAATCTTTACGTTTCTACCACGACAAAGATCCATATGAGTTTCTCCATTAACTTCATACCAAATTAATTTGGCATCACTTGGAAATGCAGGATCTTTGACTTTTTGCAGAGTAGTTTTTTCTAAAAGAATTTCGCAACCATATAAGACAGGATCTGTAGTATTTTGTTCTGTTTTTTTCTCCGCCATTTTTTTCTCCGCTACTACGCTCACGAACGGCCGCCCCATTGAATTTCTGGGTAAGCCTGCCTAACAATGTCAAAATTAATTTTATATTTAGAAGCTAATTTCTTATCTTTTGTAAGACAAATAATTTCTGCTTCACGAGGATGAAGTCCTTCAAGCATTTGAATGAACATTGATTCCCTACGAAGAGAGGTAAGAGTATCATTACCACCTTTTACGAAATGATAAAGTTGTTGATACTCTCTACGGAGTGAGGTATGATCAGTTCCCACAGGGACTTCATTTTGTTTGTAAGGAACATCACCTTCTGGTAACATTGAAACAACACTCTCGTCAAAGTTCCAAATAAGAATTGCTTTTAAAGAATCAGTCTCGTATTCTTTTAGAATAGCAACTTTCTTTTCTTTGGTTCTTTGTTCTGCAACAAGATCCAAAATTTCAAAAATAAATGGATTAGGAGGAAGTTTAACTGCTTGCACAGCAGGTTTCCTAGTCGTCGTCTTCTTCACTGTCGTCGTCATAATCGTTCTCAAACCTCACGGCTAAAATTTCATCTGGAATTACATTTCCATTTTCATCAAACATCTCAGGATGCATATTAATTGAAGAAAAATAATTCCTTTCAACTACATACTGTTTGAGCATCCATCCTAGCACACCTCCTATAAAAAAGAACATCACTGAAATTAATGTTCCTAAGGTGAGAGTTACTGCTAACATTGTTATTCTCCAGAGAGTTATTTTTTTCTAATATCAAAGTGAAATTCCATAAAGAAATGAAACTCTCTCTGGAGGAGAGAAATCATTTTACCAAACTTCACTTGAAAAGTCTTTGGCTTTGATGATTTTCCCCTCCGATTTCTAAGTAATAACTCAACCCCCCGATTGATTTCGGGTTCTGAGTTATTTAGTTTCTTTTTTGCGTCTTCCTGGTCGTCTATCATGATTGTATCTCCAGGCATCCTCAAGAATACCATAAAGGTAATTTCTTATTTTTCTTGCTTGTGGTTTTGGAATGTGTCCATATCCTTCACGAAGTTGTTTATGAACCTCATCGGCACCGCCTTCAAGATATTCATCCAAGTCCATAACCAAATTGCTGATTTCATTGGCAGTAGAGCTTTCAATAAACTCCTCTACTTCTGCTTTTCGCACCCCCTTCACTTTTAGATATTCATAAAAATTTAAAACAAACTTTCCCTCAAAGGCAAAGTCAATTGCTTTCTTAACATCAAAGTAGACTTCGTGAAAAGTGCTTTCCATTAAACTAATTTATTCTCCTGAAGATACTGAACAGTGTCTGAACAACCACCAAGATGTTCTTGGTCGTTCAAAACAATCTGGGGGAATGTAGAACCTTGTCCGAACTGAGCATAAAACCCATCACGTTCAAAGTGTTCGCCAAGATTGTAGACAACGTGTTCAAGGTTTGCTAATTGTAGCACTTGTTTGATTTTGCTGCAATAGGGGCAACCATCTTTTGAGTAAACTGTAAATTTCATAATACTAACTTGCGTTGTTTCTTCTTGGTCGATAAATGTAAAGGTTTTGTGGTTTTTCAGGTTTCATCCACTCATATAATTTATAAAGTTTTTCTTCTGCAAAGAATTCTTGAAAACAAAACCAATCTTCCCATTGAGTATGTCCCTTGGATTGGTTACAAGAATGGCAACATGCCACTACATTTGTTTTAATATCAAGTCCACCTTTGCATTGTGGAATGACATGATCCAGTGTTATGTTTTCTTCTGAGTCACAATAGGCACATTTATGTTCCCATTGTTCTTTTATACTTTGCCTCCACATTCGTTTTGCTTCTGCTTTACTAGTCGTTTCAAGATTAAACAGATAGTCCTTAAACGAATGTAGAGGAACCATAAGTAGTTGCAACTATGATTATATATTTAAATTAAAAAAGGGAGGATGTAACTCCTCCCAGTATATCAGATTGTAAGTTGAATATCAACCTTCGGTAGTTGTCTCTTCGGTAGCAACAGGTGCCTCTTCGACAACAGCAGCAACTTCTTCGGTAGCAACAGGTGCAGGAACAGTAGCAGGTGCCTCTAATGAACCCAGGAGTGCCTCTAGAGCAGCATCTTCGGTAGCATCAGCGTCTACAATACCTTGTAGGCGGGCAGTTTCAGCAACAGCAGCATCTGCAGTAGCACGGGCAACTTCAGCAGCAGCCTGAGCATCGGCAGCAGCCTGAGCATCAGCAACATCATTGGCGAGAGCAGCAGCAAGTTGCTCTTTGAGTGATGCATTCTCAGTTAAGAGTGCATCCTTATCTCCCTTAAGTGCGGAGAGTACGTTTTGAACACGGGTAGCGAAATTCATTGTCTTAAAAAGCGATGGTAGAAATGGGAACATAATGTGTTTATAAGTCAAACCTCTTTATTTAGATTTGAATCCCTCTTTTTATTATACTCCTTTTTCATCGGTCTGTAAAGTTGAGGCCAAGTATCGTGAATGATTTCTGCAAGTTTGTATGGAGTGTGTGAGGATATCATAGTAGGGACATTAGAAAGAGGAACACTCCGAATAACTGGAAGAGCAGGAGGATGAGGAGCATAAAAAAAGGAGTTCTTGTGGAACTCCTCTATTTATTTTTTAGGTTTTATATCAACCGATAGAAGGTGCAGTCAAAGCAACTTGAGTTGTTTCAGCAGCAGCAAGATCCAATGGGAAGTTGTGTGCGTTCCTTTCGTGCATTACCTCAAACCCAAGTCCAGCACGGTTCAGAATGTCTGCCCAGGTAGGGATGACATTGTTCTGACTATCAAGCAGGGATTGGTTGAAATTAAATCCGTTGAGGTTGAATGCCATAGTGCTCACACCGAGAGCAGCAAACCAGATGCCTACAACAGGCCAGGCAGCAAGGAAGAAGTGCAACGAACGGGAGTTATTAAAGGACGCATATTGGAAGATAAGACGACCAAAATATCCATGAGCAGCAACGATGTTGTATGTCTCTTCTTCTTGTCCGAACTTATAACCATAGTTCTGACTTTCGGTTTCAGTAGTTTCACGAACCAGTGATGAGGTTACAAGAGAACCATGCATCGCAGAGAACAGTGAACCACCGAAGACACCAGCAACTCCAAGCATATGGAAGGGGTGCATCAGAATGTTATGTTCTGCTTGGAAGACAAGCATATAGTTAAAAGTACCAGAAATGCCCAAAGGCATAGCATCAGAGAAAGAACCTTGACCGAAAGGATACACAAGGAATACAGCAGATGCAGCAGCAACAGGTGCTGAGTAAGCAACCATAATCCAAGGACGCATACCTAAACGGTAAGAAAGTTCCCATTCACGACCCATATAGCAATAGATGCCAATGAGGAAGTGAAATACAACAAGTTGAAAAGGTCCACCATTGTAT